ACAGTTGGCTTAGTCTTTTGCCATTCTACAGGAGCAGTAACGTGCTGTAAATAAGTTTCTCCTTCTACATGTAAGCCGCCGCCAATAATAACGTTCTGATTAACCCCTAAACTATTTTCGATAAGAATTTGACGCTGTCTCTTATTACGTAATCTGAGTATATCTGCACTTATATTAATTGTACCAGCATCGATATTAACTTCATTTTCAGAAGCTATATTAACTTGCTCCCCAGCTATATTAGTTATTGTCCCGGTTAGATTTACTGCGCCGTAAGATTTTAAATTTAATCCCCCTGCACCAACCATAACATTATAACGATTACATACATTTAATGTATAGTTACCACCTGGTAAGTCCTGAACATGTACATATTCTAGTAAAGGACTATCAACTTTATTCATATACACTGAAGTACTATCAACTAATACTTCATTATTAACTAACTTCCCAATATTATCTAAGCGTATACTACCAAAATCATTCATTAGCATTCCGATAGTCTCCATCTTATGCTTAGTTATTTGAATAATTTCACTACCACCTATACCTAACTCATTTTCAATCTCTGTTAATTCAGGCAAACTGGCTTCGATTAACTCTTTCAGCTTATCCTTATTTTCATCAGGTACCCACACCCCGTCTTGAGTAGATACACTCTTACCTGCTCCACCTGGTCCCCATGATTTACCACTCTGACCTGGCCAGCTGCCGCTAGCGGGATTAGCATTACTGGGAGGGCTTAGTTGAGACTCTTGCCAATCTTGCGGCCCATCTCCTTCCGAATTAGCTATAGATGAATAAGCTGGGTTTGTATTAGATGGCCATGGATTAGCATTAGCTAAAGCATTATATTTAATACTACCATCCGTTACAGGGTATGATGCAAATGTACCATCTCTTTCCTGTAATAAGCTATTTCTTTTTAATACTGTTATACCGTCATCATTTTTAACACTATTATCATTTGTACGCTTTATTTCAAACAGCTGTTTAAACTCTTGAATACCCGCAACAACGTCTTTCCACTTGTCAAAATATTCTGCATTTAAAGATCCAACCTTTTTATATTTGTCTCTATAAACGATTTCATCTAAATTCTTACCCGTATATTCATTCTTGAAACCTCTAACAGTATCGTATGAATCATTAAGAACTAAATTCTGTTTATTCTTACTAGATAACTCAACTGTTGATTGGTTATTCATCTCTTTAAATGAGCCTGAATAATGAGTTAATCTCATCTTTTCATTTAGATCGCTATTAACGAACTCTAAAGAACCGCCTTTTTGGTTAATAACATACTTGTTTCTATACGCTTCAACATTATGATCATACTCCGTTATACCAGCGTTCTTGTTTTCATATGTACCTGGGTAATCTATACCTGAGGTATCTTCAGATTCATATATACCCTTCCAATCCGATTGTCCGAAACTAGCTGCAAAATATACCGGAAACTGAGGGTTACCTTCCCTAAAGAATACCCATACATGAGAACCAACTGCTGGTATACAGAACGATCCCTTAGCTTCATTAGAATAAGCGTTTGGCTTATATTCAAACGATAAAGGATTAGGTCTATTTACATTATTAGCAGCATCTGTAAATGCATCATTTAAATCTATATCAGAGTCATATAAACTGCTAGGCGCTTGACCTATATCGTTTGAAGCGGATGAAGTATCAACTGTAGTCTTATAGAAATTGCTATCAGATACACTACCGGTTTGATTGTAGTTGTTAAATCTACCACTGGAGCTCTCTCCAACTAACGGCGCCGCACATTCACTCCATGGTAATATTAATTTTAAATCGTCGAGTATAGCGGTAATATCTTCGTCGATGTTATTACCTATAAATTTAATCGTCTTATTATCTTTACCTTTAACCCAATCATTATAAACAGTTGATGATACGTGAGGTACAAATACCTTTACTTTACCAGACATGTCCGGGTCATTGTTTTGTATTACAACACCTACATAATTACCATAGTATTTATTCATTATATATATTTACCTCTGTTTAATAGAAGTTAAAGAGCGTAAAGAACGTTTCTTCAAAGCATTAGATTGATTTTGAGCTTGCTTAAAGTTAGTAACTCCTTTAGCTGCATTCACTTTACCCTGTTCTATTACTTTTGCAGTTATATTATCTACAGCAGCTTGCTGATTTTTTAGATCTAGATTAAAATCCCTTAATTTATTATTAGATATATTACCCACGTCGCCCTTAATATTAGCAAATATATCTCCTTGTGAAACCGCTACTTCTTCTAAAGATGTAGTTGAATCTTTGATGCAGTCGAGTTGAGAGCTAAGAATTGCTTTAGCTTTATTTTTTTCCGCTATAAGCTTGCCTTTAATACTAGTAAGAGACGATAAGGCACTATCTACCTTTTCGTCTATTTTTTCGAAAAAACCAGCCGGGTCAAATTCTGGTAGATTAAGCTCAGGTAAAGAGCCGGTTTTTATATTTTTAAAATTATCTACCGCGCTCGCTACTTTTCCACGTATATCAGGCAATGTAATATCAAAAGTCTTGTTGATATTAAAATTCTTAATCTTATCTGATACCCCTGTAAACGCTGATGGTATAGCTCCTTTCAGTTCTTTCGAAAGCGGGTCGATATTAAATTTCTTGCATGCCATATATATATTTAACTTGAAAATGCAGTTTTATAATATATAATATACGTATGTATGTATCCCACGAAAGTCCTATATCGTTTCTAGAGGAATCACGATCATATAATGATTATGATTATGCGCTAGTTCATCTATTTGAAACTCATCCGAAATACTACCAGTTTTTTAAAGATTCCATCAAACTGGGTCGGCAAGTACTATTAGATAATAGCATCTTTGAACTTGGTGAATCTTTTGATTCTGAAAAGTTTGCCAAATATGCTAAAGAATTAAGTCCTAGTTTTTATATCGTGCCTGATGTATTAGAAGATGGATATGCAACGATTAAGAGCTTTTCAGAATTTACTGCTAAACACCCAGACTTACCTGGATTGAAGATCGGGGCTGTTCAAGGTAAGACATATGATGAGATTGTAGATTGTTACAAGTATATGTCAGATTATGCTGACTACATTGCAATTAGTTTTGACTTTAGCTACTATATCGTAACTGGTAGAGGTAGAACTAAGCTCGAACGATGGAGCGATGGTCGACGTCGATTAATTGCGCAGTTAAAGTCTGACGGTATTTGGAATAAAGATAAGCCTCACCATCTCTTAGGTTGTTCCTTAGCTAAGGAATTTAAGAGTTACGTCGGAGACGCGTCTATTAGATCGGTAGATACATCTAATCCAGTTGTTGCGGGTATTAAGGAACTTAGATATAATGGTGATCTAGGATTAAATGAAAAGCCGTCGATTATGTTAGCTGATCTAATTGATCATAAAGTTACTGATACGGAGCAAGAGAATATAAATTATAATGTTAAACAATTTAAGAGTATTATAGGTCATGGTTATTAGTTTTACAGGAGCGCAGAGTACAGGCAAGACTACTCTACTAAAAGCAATTCAATTAGATGAACGATTTCATAAGTTTAATTTTGTGCCGGAAGTTACACGCTTGGTAAAGCGAAGGTATAAGTTAGATATTAATGAAAAGGGAGATGTAATGACTCAGCTAGCTATTCTAAATGCACATTTAGAGAATTATTTAAAAACTAGAGGTAAAGATGCAGTTATGGACAGATGTATACTAGACGGTTTAGTATATACTACATATCAGTATCATAACGGTAAGACAGATCCTGATACTATGCTTTACTGCGAGTATCTCTTTAGGAAACTAGTGCGTAAGGTGGATGTTATATTCTATACAGAACCAGATATACCGTTAGTTGATGATGGGGAGAGAAGCAACGATAATACGTTTAGAGAGACAATTATTAACCTATTTGAGACCGCTATAGATCATTACGGAATTAATGTGGTAAGGTTAAAAGGTACAGTTGAACAACGACTAGAAACAATATATAATACATTTGATAATTATGGGAAATAGTAAATTAGATAATAGCAATATTAGTAAGCACCTAGGTCAATCGTCTCAGTATAAGAGTACGTATGATAAAGGTCTATTAGTAAGAGAGCCGCGGAGTAATAATAGAGAGTATCTCAATATTTTTGACGATGCTTTACCATTTGTTGGTTCAGATACGTGGAATGCATATGAATGCTCATTCCTTTTAAAGAGTGGTCGACCAGTAACAGGCATCGTTAAGTGTATATACTCATGTAGTAGTACGTATATTGTAGAGAGTAAGAGTATTAAACTATACTTTAACTCATTTAACATGACTAAGATGGGAGCTGATAATGACGTAGCAGTTAAGAACTTTGAAGAGATTGCTGCTAATGACCTAAGTGCATTGCTCGGTACAGATGTAGTTGTATCTTTTCATAGCGGCGAAAGAGTGAATAAGAAGTTTAGTAGCCCGGGAGGTGAGTGGGATATTGAAAATTATATTAACGTAGATCTACTCGAAACTGGTGATTATACTTTTGAGAAGTATACCGAAAGTCCAGAACTTCTAGAAGCAGTAACACGTAGTACTGACTTAGAGCAAAGGTTCTATTCAGGTCTATTAAAAAGTAACTGCCGTGTAACATCTCAACCAGATTGGGGTGATGTATTTATTCATATTAAATCTAAGAATGCAGTAGATGCGCATAGTATACTAAAATATGTTGTATCATTCAGAGATGAGTGCCACTTTCATGAAGAAATTTGCGAGTGTATATACAAACGTTTACAAGATGCGTTCGATCCAAGCGAACTCCTAGTAATGTGTTTATATGCGCGACGAGGTGGTATTGATATTAATCCAGTTAGAGCATCAAGCAATGATCTAATTCAACGGTTTGCTAAACCGCTTATTGATCCTGAGATGATCCATATCAAAACCAGTAAGCAGTAATATAAGAGCCGATAGCGAAAGTTATCGGCTTTTTAATGTACACAAAAAGAGACCTAGCTCAAATTAACGAACTAGGTCTCAAACTGTATCTGTTAACCAGATAGCGGATTATTCCGCGTTTAATTCGGCTTAGAAGTAAACACTCTGCGTAGCAGGTGTAAAGCTCTCTCCGAGTCCAGTTACAAGAATGACGTGATAGTAGAGGTTAGCACCAAAGATATTATCAACAACACCATAACGTGTAAGCAAGCCTACACGTGGAGCGAAGTCATTAGGACCAATAGTACGTTGTACCATAACAGGGATGTACGGGCAATAGATAAGACCAGTGTCGTAAAACTCTGGGCCCTTATAACCAAGTAATGCGTATTCAGGGCGTATTGCACTGTCTACGTTATTACCTTCTGTACGTGTGTCACGGTAGACGTTAAAGCGACCACCAAGATTACCAATCTTTGCTACACCAACAGGCTGTGTGTTAACATTGCCTTGAACAGGTACCCACTGGAATTCAGGGAGCATTTCAAGGATAGCGCAAACGCGAGGAGTTGCAACAACAAAGTTGGCTGCTCCACGACGATTACGAACAGCGATGCGGTTTGCTTCGATAATAAGTCTTTGATAGAAATCACGATTACGTTCTACTAACCAACGGCCATCAGCTGACTGAGGAGCCCATACAGTATAACCTGCGCCTTGCCCTGCGTCGAGGGAGACTTGGATCATTCTGACTAACATTTCACGGTCGATTTCGGCCTGAATTTCATACGACATAGCGTTTGTCAATTCAGTATCGATATCAATACCATTCATGTTTTTAAGGTCCTGCTCAAGTTCTACTGACCAACGTGCGCCTAAGCGACGTGTGCCAGCTTCAACTGCTGTCTTTTCAAAAGATACTTCGAAGGAAGGAATATTACCTGTAACTTCGAAATTCTTAAGGAGAGCAGCAACACCGTTATCAGATGCAGAGATGATCTTATCAACTCCGTAATCTGTTGAACCGGTACCTGAGAGGTAGTCTGCTGATGTACCTGTGTAAGCAGTGTTCAAGTAGTTGTAACCAGCTTCTTTACCGGCTACGCCAGCAAGAACACCTGGTTGACCTACAGGAGCGCGACCAGCTGCTGACTTACCATCGATACCTTCACCTAGGGTTTCCCCTGTGTAACGGTAGCGAAGAGCAAATGCGAGACCAACTGGACCTGCCATTGGTTGTACACCAACGATTTCATTTGTAATTAACTCGGGAAAAGTACGTCTAATCATTGGGATCAAGATCTTTGGAAGACGATAATCGCCAGCAGCGTAGGAGTCTGTTCCAGGAGTACCGGACGCACTGCGACCGCCAGTCTGGAAGTTATCGCCAACGGCACC